CAACAAGGAATGTCGTAACTTCGTCGAAAATCTTCTTCAAAGTACCGAGAGTATAACCGCGAGGGAATACAATCTTGAACTTGTCGTAGAATTCCTGGAGAGTACCGTCAAATGCACCCTTCTGACCGACGTGGAACTTACGGTTAAGCTGGTTCATGCAATACTGGTAGCACTGACGGACCTGAGCCTTGTCAACCTTACCAACCTTATTCTTGTCGACAGCACCATCTTCAGCGGCAATCGCAACAATACGACGAAGAGCTGCCGCTGGAATTGCATCGAAACCGATAGAACCTCCACCGAAACTAGAACCAGAACCGCCGTTTCCACCGCCAGAAGCAACACGACGCTTTTCTTCAGCTTCAATCTGGTCGATAACCTTCGGATTATCAAGAGCTGCCATGATACGCTTCAGTTCCTTGTTGAGAGGCGGTTCTTCACCCGGAGCAAGAAGCTTACGTCCGAGCATCTTACCAACTTCCTTAGCGACATAGAAATAGAAATTATCGAAATAATACATCGCATTATCGGATTCGAGAATATCAGCAAGACGTTCGAGAGTTTCCTTAGAAAGAGTATATTCCTTTCCAGCCTTCTTAGCACGGTGCCAGTCCCAGAATTCTTCAATAGCCTGTTCCGGAGAACCTTCCCAGTTATCCATCAAGAACGGCTTAAGAATACGAAGAACCGTTTCATAATGACGACCGAAAGCCTGTTCCGCAGTTTCACCTTTAATTGTCGAATCTTTATCCTTTACCCAATTAACAAGCGTTTCAAAAGCAGGTTTTGATTCAATCGCAGACACTTTTTCGCGGTTGGCTTCATGTTTTGCCCTGTAATAATCCCAGAACAAATCAATATTATTATCCACTTCATCCTTTAAACGGTCAACCTGGTCAATAACTTGATACAGGTCAATGTCATTCTTGTTAGCGACGTTGATAATAAGATATTCAAGCTGAGCCTTCTTTTTAGAATTCTTCAAGCTCGGATCGATATTGAGCTGCTTTGCAACTGTGTCCCAGTCCAAACCGTATTCTTCAATAAACTTGCTAAGCCTATTATATGTCGGGTCTCCGTCCTTTTTAAGAAAATCGCCAAGGATAAATAAAAGATTTTCAAGAGAATTTTTACCGTGAACACGGTCAGAGGCACGAGACATTTCTGTCAAAACGTAGTCTTTAAATTTCATTATTAAACTCCTTAATTATTTTATATTATTTATAAGAAAAGCTGACCTTATTCAGACCAGCTTTAAGGAATAATAATATGAAAGATCTAGCAAACAACTACATGGACATTGTAAAGATACTTTTCAACGATTCCGACTAGTTTTTCAAACTTAATCTTATCGAGAGTAGTAATAATTCTCGGATTTTCATTCTCAGTATACTTAATTGGATGCTTCCAGAGATTACACTTCTGAATTTCTCTCTTAGTCTTGATGAAATTGATAACCGTGTCGAAACGTTCCTTAGTCAAATACTTTCGGACATTCTTACACATATATTCAAGCGTATCTGCGAGTTCCTTAGACTTGTCCTTACTCGTCATAGCAAAGAACCAGAAAATCGCATGGTCCTGAATCGGCTGGAAATCACAGCTGATGTCATAAGTAAGCCCACGCTTCTCACGGAGTTCGTTCGTCATAGGGCTGGAACGACCGAACGTAAGCATGTGAGACGCAATAAGAAGATACTGAAAATCTGAACGCTTGAGCACCTTCTTTCCATAAGCATAAACCTGAGCCTTATCGCCCTTGGCAACCGGCATAATTTCCTTCTTAGTCGCCTTGAACTTCGGAGAGACCTGCTTAGGAAGTTCAGTACAATATTCAATACCCTTGAATTCTGTCCATTCCTTACCGACTTCGACAATTCGTAACGGATGCATGAAAACATCGTTATACATCTTCTTCGCGTCTTCGTAAGTGAAATTCTTAATGTCTTCTACAAATCCACCTGGTTCGACAAGGTTATAATACTTATAGAAGTTATTCAAAATGTTTCCGTCAACAGGATCATCGTAACAGTCAGTAATTTCCTGAATGACGATATTCTTTTCGGTTTCGAACTCTTCCTTAGTAATAGAATCAAACCCTGACAACAAATCGCTTACGAGCTGCTGTTTAAATTCTCTTGGAAGTTTTGATTCCAATCCCCTGAAGAAAAATTCTACATAATTAAAACAGGTTTCGGCGTTAAACTCGATACAGTCATTAAGGAAGCGTTCTTCGTACTTATCAACCAATTTACAGATAAGATGTTCCATCAAATGCGATACGCCGTGCTTTCCTTCCGGTTCATAAATTGAACCTGCCGGATATACCAATGTAAGAGAAGTAAATTCAGATTTCTGTTGTGCCCTGTGAATATAGCCAGAAAGTATTTTAGTCATTATAAACCCAATTTTTCCTTTAATTCATTATCGTGTTCTTCGTCGTAATCTTCCTTCATAAGATGCTTGCGGATTTCATCGACTGTCATGTTTGTAATATCTATATCGTCGACGAACTGGGCAAGGAAATCTTTATCAAAACTGAATGAAGTCTCGTAATAAGCAAAATTCTTTACTGACTCGGATCTATCGGTATCTTTATATTTAAATCCGGCGTCAACCCACTTATAATTGTCCTTTTCAACGGTGGCAAAGGATTCCGGGTTTTTAAATGAACGATGCAGGAACAAATCGAAATTCTCGATGTCTTCCTTATGTTGCGGATAGTCCTGCAACAATTTTTCAATGATATACATTAGATTTCTACTCCTATTGACTTCTTGAATTCGTCAGAACAATCAGCCTTGGGCAGGAAAATCGTCTTGACGATTTCTTCTGGCTTCTGGGTCGTATGCGAAATCTTCGTACTGTCGCATTCGAACGGGTTATTGTCACCCTCTACGAACAAGTACGAGAACATAGAACTGAACACCAAATCGAAGTTGTGATAACCATCATTATCCTTTAGATAAAATTTATAAGAGAATACGCCGTCCATAGTAGTAACGCACAGCTCAGTCATCTGCGGTTCCAACGTCTTCATGAAGTCGTCGTATAACGACTTGCACAAATCATCATCTGCCAGGCAGATACCACAAGAAAACAGGATAATGAACAATATTTTCTTCATATACTAAATATAACAATAATCTACGATAACGTAAACCCTTATTAAATAAAAGAACCGGGAATTTCCCGGTTCTCCGAATGCATTCAGAAGATCTTATTAGACCTTTCCGCCCTTGGCCCAAGGTGGTACATTCTTCGGATTTGTTTTTTCTGCCATATTATCCTCCAATATAATATTTATAAAAAAACATAAATAATATGTGAAAGACGATAAAAAACATTACAGATATTCAGAATTTGAGCTGTTTATAGCCCTTATTTTGATTCTTTGCTGTCTTTTTTCGCTTCTCCACTTTGTATAATCCTATTATAAGTGGCCTCTGTTATAGTAACGTCGTTTTCTACTACAGATTCCATGCCGTTGTCATGACGGTATTTCATAATATAAGCCGACATTAACCTTTCAGACAAGAACCCGTACAGTCGAGCCTGATACTGGTAAGTATCATTCGGCATATCGTCCTTTACAGGCTTTTCAATATACAATTCACGATAATCGCCGATATGCATCAACATATTCTCGTAATTGTTATTTACCTTGAGTTTCTTATCGTAAGTAATAAGAACGCTGAACAAAAGCTCACACATCTCGTTGAACATAGCCTTAGGCAAAATGAACATGTTATATGGATAATACCTATGGCTATCGCACATTCTGACCATCGCTTCGGCATATTCCGGATGCAATTTCTTCAGAACTACGAGTGTCTGCATCAGGTCGAGAGCGTTATGGTTAACGAAATACGACATGAAGTTATTAAGCGGGTTGATCAAGGCGGTTGCGACTATCGGTTTCGTAATTTCAGGAATATCGTTCTTGAAATCAAAATACCTACGGTAATGGCAGAAACCAATCCAATCATCCTGTAATTCCGGATGTTTCCATACATAATAGATATGTGAAAGTTCAGACCAAAGCCTGTTGTCAAGAAATCCGTCCGACTTGACCAATTCCAGCGACGACTCGTTTTTAATATCCTTATCGGAAATCAAACGATAACAAGGATTCGTGATACCGACATCCTTGTAGTCCTTATGACAGCATACATAAATTTTAAGATTTTGCATTTGCACCTAACAAGTTAAGATATTTTTCATTAAACTGAAGCTTATCGTAAAGCATTCGAACCCAGTTATCCTGTGCCGCAACGGTTTCTTCCCACTGCTTAAAGTTACGCCTCCAAGAAGCACCTTCGACATGGATATACGGCTTAATATCTCCAATATCGACACAGATACCTCCAGCCTTGATAACGTCCTCATACATAGTCGAGCCGGCGTCATAATAGAAACCCTTAGGGTCACGCTTATCGGCAAGCATGTTAGTATTAACGAACGATTCGCTGTTCGAAGCCTTGATACGTTCGAAATCGACGAACGGTATATTGTTCTTCTTCAGGAATTCGACATCAATGTAACAGTACCATGGATGTACTCGCTTATGGATATGGAATCCGCCTCTGTCACCACAAATATCGCCGTAAAGCTGGATATTCCTGGACTTGACCAAATTGATAAACTTTACCGGGTCAGAAACACAGAAACAGTCAGAATCAAGCAGAAGCGCATATTTGGTTTTGACCATGCCGATTGCCCGATTCATGGCCTCAGCATGAGAACCGCCCGGATTGTTTGTATAGGCGATTTTATATTCGTTGAGCATTTCCCTATTAGACTTGTATTCCATCGGGCTATTTTCGAAAATTAACAGATTTTCCTTTGAAAACCCGTATCGAGCGAGCTGATGTAAGCAGAGCCTAAATTCCTTGTTAGCTTTGTAAGAACAAATAACGACTGTTAAATCTTCAAATTCTTTTCTCATATATTTCCTTCACGAAATCACGATTAAATATAGCAAATTTTGATTTATTTATAAAACCGCAAATTTTTTCTAGTTTTCTCATTCTTATAAATAAAATAAGGGAATTCCGACATTTTTGAGGCTTTCATACATGGCATATACACTAAAATACTGTTACGAAATTTATGATTTCTTCAATAAAGATTTCTTCGAGGAAGAACTCGGTAAAAAGTTAAGTTCTTGCCAAATCGTAACTGATATGGTCGAAGGCGACAAGATTTTCGGAAAACACAACTATGATGGCCTGTCTGGCCTTTCATTGACCCGTAAGGGCAAAAACTTCATCTGGCTCAACAAGTACCTGTTTGAAAACAAAAAGCTCCTCCTGAATACGATTCTGCACGAAATGATACACCTGTTCGATAATCTCGTCAACCCGGACGTCAGGTCCTATCGTGCAGGTCACGGAGCATACTGGACAAAGATTGCTAAATTCGCTACTTCCCTTTACGGTCAGCAAATCGGACCTATCGAACGCTATGCCGACGCTCACGAATCCGAAAGACTGAGCCATTACAAGATGATGAGACATACGAAAACATTGTCGAATGTCTATCTTGTCAAACTGTCCACATGGGATCTCGTTCCTATCAAGGACCTTACAGACGAACAGATTGAAATCCTTAAGGGAACAGACATTATCGGAATCTATAAGGTAAAACCAGGAATCGCCCAGACGGAAAAGACTCGTGTTCAGCATTATGCAACATTCCAGTCATTATTGGAAGATATTGAGGGCGGATTAACAGAAGAGGAGGAAGAATTGTTCTCCCACCTCAGAATCGATGTCACTCAGGACACTACAGTAGTCTGGCTTCGCCGTAAATAATTACTTACATGGACACGGGTTTCGATACTTAATAAATCGATACCTATTGTCAGTCACTGCATCCATGGCTTCTTCCGTATAGGAAATGAAGCCTTTTTTCTTCATAGCGACTACGTTAGCGACGATTTCGGCAATAGCCTGCTTCTGCTCTTCGTCAGTCGGAAGAATAACGCCAGGAGGCGGAACCGGGTCGTCAATATATTCCGTATGTTCCTTAGCCTGTTCGTCGAGATAGATAATCGCTGGAATTTGGTCACTATAGCAACCGAAGATTTTTCTTAATGTTTCAAGTATCATTTTTACCTCACTTATAATTCAATATCACTTAATATCATTCTTTCCAGTTGTTCCGGAATAGAGGACAACGGCGTAAGGTTATCCTCATTGATATATCTATAAACTTGTGTATTTCCCTTTATATAAAAATATTCAAGTAATGCACTCTTGTGCATTACTTTAAGACACATGGTCGATGTTTCAGGGGTTTCGTTAAATGTAGCGCAAGTAACCTTGGCTGCAATATTTTCAAATACTGACTTTACTTCTGAATAACGAGCATTAAAAGAATTATTCATACCTTTTATTTATAAGGCATGATTCTCCTTATAGCTCGACATATGACGGTTTTCAGTACGTTCCTTAAAATATCCAAGCTTAGTGAGGGTCGCTTGGAATTCCTTAAACGGAACTTCGATAGGCAAGCCGAAAATATCGTCTTCCTTGAGTGTCGCGATTTCCTTGTCAGGTTGATAGGTAATATGTACGAGCTTGCCGTTTACGTCAAGTACGCATTCGTTCATATTCCATGACTTTACGTAAGACATTACGCCTTCCGCATTCTTGAAACGCCATAAAGCAAAATCTACTAATCCCATTTTTAATCTCCGATACGGATAATATAATAAAAAAGAAAGGACTTGTCAGCCCTTTTTATAATTTTTCTGTACTTGTTTGTATATTTTATAGAGAGCCATACATTTTTCGATATAGCCTTTAGTTTCTCCTGCCAAAGGTTTAGCAGGTCTTCCAGCTCGGTCAAATTTGGATTTCGACCTGTATGTACGGTAATTAGTAGCCTGAGCCCATCCACCGTTATAGTCAGCAAGCATCATTTCAATAACGTTCTTGTGTGTCTTAGAAAGATATGCAATGATTCTTCCTGCATTGTCGATATTGAACTTCAAGTCATTGAAATCATCAAAGTTGAACTTTTTAGGATCCTTGCCTTGAAGTCTGGTATGGGTATCGAAAGCAGTTCCTTTCGTAATCTGCATCATTCCCCGTGCACCGGCACCGCTCCTGGCTCCGTTATCGTAATTCGATTCGGTTCCGGCCATAGCGAGAAGAATATCAATATCGATATTATACTTATTGGCAGTATTCACCATGTATTTTGCAATAATATCGAGATTCTTCCTTCCGTATTTCTTAAGCATAGTATCTGGAGTAGCGAGAATCTTCTTCTTGGTCAATTCGATTTCATCCTTAAAGGTGAACTTGGAAGAATCTTCAGGACTGGCCTTATAATTCTTAGGAACACCGAACTTGTCGAAATTCGTATTATAACGTTGCTGCATGTGAACGACTGAACCCTTACCGAAAGAATCATCAGTAACAGGCTTAGCCTTTACACCGCTGTTTCCGAATGCGAGACCTGCAGCGAGAGCTCCAGCGCCCAACGCCTTAGAAATTACGCCTTCTTCCAAAATATATCCGGCATCTTCCAGAATTTCTTTTGCTTCTTCTATTGTCATTAAATCGTCCAAAAAGAGTATAATAAGAAAGCGACTATTCCGATACAGACTAAGATAGCGACACCAGCTAGAGCCTTGTCTAGCCAATCGTCGTCAAATGCCGTTACCGGTATAAAGTCGTTTTTCTTTTTCATTATTCTACAATATTATCTAAAGAATCAACAAATTCCTGTGCAGCCTCAAGTTCTTCATCAGTAAACTTATGGCCTTTCTTCTTGTTTTTCTTTGCTTCATCGATTTGTTCGATGTATTCGTTAAGTTCTACATAGTTATCGTCAAACATTTTAACTCCTTATCTAGGCTTTATTGTATATTGGCCTGGTTCATATACTCTAACATCCCATTCTACCTTAACACGACCAAGATAGTCATAATCAATAACATAATTCGGTTTTGACGTTATTCGGTAACGCTTATAGAAAGTGTTGAAGCTTGTCATAGTCGTACCAAAAGATACAAAATATTTCGGATCTCTATTTATCTTCAGTTCGTACCAAGTGCCTTCAAGGTCAGGGTCATTAGATTTACCAGTAGCTATAGCACGAGTAATAGATGCATATGCCTTAGAACCGCGTTTTACAAAATACACAGGACTGTCGTCACCGCCGTCTTCATAATCCTTAGCAAAAACGCGAACACTATCACACCACTTATTAATTGCTTCCTGCGACATGCCGGATCTCGATGCATTCTCCGCATCATAAGATACAACACCAAGTTCTCTTTCACGGCGAATCATTTCCGGTTTGATACTGTAGTAATAGTGCATCATATCTCGCATGGTACGCATCTGTTCAAAATTATTCGGATCTAATGTACTGAACAATCTTGTCCACTTACCACAGAATCTTTGCTGTCCAGATTTTCCACTAGCTAATGCTTCTTGTAATGCCTTCCAATCTGAACAATTTACAGAAACAACATAGAAATATGTCTTACCCTGATATTCCTGCTTAAGCATGACGTTCTTCATTGCCCATTCAGCAACATAGTCCTTATCCATCAAGGCGACACCGGTTTCAACATTCTTAACGGCATACCTTTCGATATTGCCAAGTTCTGGATAATCTTCAGAAAGCTTGTCAGCCAGTCGTTTCCATTCGAACTTATGGCATGTTTCATCGCTGGTTCTCAATGCACGCCTAACCGCAGTACGGTCACGAAGTGCTGCACGACGAATTGCGAAATCCCAGTTTTCAGGCGGAAGTTCAGTATAGCAATGAACATAATAGTGAAGCATTTCATGTACGAATACGTTTCTAAAAGCCGCATAAGTACCGCATGCATTAAGATTCAACTTTATACATATCGGAATGAACTTGCGATTTATCATATCCGTTCTATGTGAAAAATATCCATGTAACCTGGTACCTTTCATCCAATCAAGTGGAATCGGGGCAAGTACACCGTTAAAATAAGTCTTATTAAACTTATCGAAATAATATTTCAATGCGGCTTTATCTTTTTCAAAAGAACGGCCTTCATCGTCTGTTAACTGTATGGCTTCGTCTAATATATTCATCATATATTATTTATAAGAAGCTTCTACTTTGTTTCCCAGGACAGCTTAATATATTTTACCGGAATATTCTGGTTAGTGAAACAGGCACAGGCAGACAAATCGTCCTCATCGTCAAATTCTGGGTCCTTATAGACCTTAAAATTCGATGGAAGATTGATTTCATAGATATACATCTTCGGCATATCCTCGTCATGATCCTTACGCCATGTATAATGCATATCAAATAACATCCTCTCGGTAAGCTCGTCCAGACGCTTTTCAAGTGCCACCTGAGCTTCTTCCGTAGATGTATCGTAATCTATCGTACCGTCAATAATGATAGTCTTTAAAGCCATCTTGCCGCTAATCATGTAAATACGGCGTTCATATTTGACATTGTTCTTGTTCTTGCAACGAAGACCGCCAGTCTGCTTAAGAATTTCCGGCGTGGCAGAACTAATATGATAGAACTTGCTGAAATCCAGCTCTTCAATAAACCTGTTATAAGCTTCCATCTTATCTGGGTCATTCAACAGTTCAAGTTCGACATACGGCTTGATATTGTCGACTGGTTCTCTGGACTGACGGAAAATCAACTGTTTCTTATTCGGGGAACAGTCAGACCAGCCATTGGCGTCAAAGAACTGTTTTGCTTCCGCAATATCGATATTATAAATGGTAGTTAATTCTGTTGCGGAAAATTTAACTTCCATACCATTAAGAGACAAAGTAGCACAGTCGTTCAACCTTATGTTAAAGCGGTTTTTCCATTTCTGGCAAAGTTCGGGTAAATCTACGAATCTTAAAGATTCGTTCATATATTCTGCAAATGTCATATATTATTTATTCAATATTTCGTACTTCTCATCGAAGTCTTTTTTAGAATACCAAGAAAATTTAAAATACCCGTCCTTGGTAACTTCTTTTACTATATAAGTATTATACTGGAAATATCTAGGAGTAAGTCTCCATGCGATATTGTTCAAACAGATAGGATCTTCCCAGACCATTACGCCGTAATCGGTAAAATCGTAATCATACGTATCGCCGAAAAATGCTTCAAGTTTTTCTCTATCGTTATTCGTAAAATAAATGAAATTGAACGTAGGAGACTTGTATCGACATTGCTCCACGCCAGTATTGTTAAACATTTTACGTATAAACCGTTTGAACATGTTTTAATTCTCCAGGCAAATCACAATTTAACATAAAATATAGTAAAATTTTAATCACGTACAGAAACAAAAAAATTATCTGATAATTGCCAATGCTCTTTCATTTTCCTGGTCAATTCATTGGCGCAATCTGTCGTAAAAGCACAATCGCAGTCGCGTTCCGCATATTTGAGAATTATATATTCATAACGGTTATTACCCATCTTTTCAACCAACTTATGGACACTGTTATAGGTTTCGTTACGAATCTCGTATTCGACCTTATCCCTGTCTGTATTCGACGGAATATCTATATCAAGCTTGAATATATCAATCGACTGGATATAGGCCTTAAGTTTCTTTCTCTTCTGCTTGTCGGTTTCTAAAAACAGTTCCTTAAGCTTTTCTCTCAGAAGTGCCGTATAGGCAAACAATTCCTCTGTAGTATAACCGAAAACGATATTCTTATATCGGTCGAGAAAAAACAATCTTTCCTGATAGGTCATTTCCATATTATATTTATTCCTTACAGGCCGAGTTTTTTCTTAAGCTCGTTATTTCGCTTGACAAGCTGTTCAAATAACGGTTTCGCATTTTCGAAATAGTCTTTCTGGTCCTGGCGAAGCCTTACACCGTCAGGCAGATACCACTTATGAACATCGTCATATTGAAATCCGCATGCCATCAAAGTATTCTTGATTCCGTTTATCCTCATGCCGTTAAGCTGGTATTCTTCCATCTCGCTCATATTACTTTCCTTTCTTTTTCCAGTCGATGTCCTTCTTCATGAATTCGACTTCGGCGTTTTCGTTCGCCTTTATATACTTTTTGAATTCTGCCAACGTATCGTAATGGCAATCGGTCAACTTTACCGTGGGCTTCTTGGAAAAACACAAGAACTTGTCCTCGACCTTCATTACCCGGATTATCCTAAGCTTGAAATCAACCAGAATAATATCACCGGTAACTACATCTGTCTTTATATTTTTCATATACAGGTAAGGGTTCATTTTGATATATCCCTTATCTGTCAAGTATTTGGACATAGCCTTCACGATAGCATCAACCTTCATTATTTAACTTTTTATTTATTATAAAAGAAAACCGTCATCCAAGAAGTTAGGCCTGACGGTTTCTTATAGTATGAAAATGAATTACATGGTAATAGAAGTCTTCAAGTTAGCACAATCGATAGCGCAGTGCTTGAGAAGTTCGATAAGGGTCTTAGAAGCACCCTGCTGAATCTTCTGAGTAACGGCGTTGATGTACTTAGCCTTGTCGTCCTGAGAAGCGAACATTTCATCAGTTACGTAACGTTCGGTTGCGTACTTGAAAATAGCGTCGCCGAGGTCCTGACCGAGCTTCTTGAGACCTTCCTTCATATCGCCGTTGCCAACATAACGCTGGACAAGAGAATCGAGGGAAGAATTCATAGCCTGAGTTTCATAGCTCTGTTCGGCAGTTGACTGCTGAGCGGCTTCCATTTCCTCGTCAAGCTTCTTGTGGTAATAAGTCTTGAAATCAATATCTGTCATGATAATCTCCTAAATTTTTTCTTTTATATTATTTATAGCGTTTATTTTCCAAAATCATGAAAGTTGTCGGAAAATCGTTATCTTTGTCTGCAGGGAAATCTTCAGAATGCACAATATCCCACTTCGACATATCTAATTCAGGAAAAAATGTATCGCCATCTGGTATTTCTGTATGAATTCTGGTCAAATAAATCTTATTAACAATGTTAACAGACTGTCTATAGAGTGAACCGCCACCGATAATGAACGGCTCTTTAATATACTTGGAATTAACATAATCGACCGCAAACTGAAGGCTCGGCTTAACTATAACACCTTCCGGATTATAACTTTCGTTAGACGAGACCACGACATTAAGTCGATTCGGCAACGGCCTGCCTATGGATTCAAAACACTTACGGCCCATAATTACTGCTGAACCAGTAGTCAATTCCTTAAAACGTATCAAATCTCGCTTTAAATGCCAGGGCATGGCATTATTTCGACCAATGACGTTATTATCCGTTGCTGCTACAATTATACTATACTTACTCATATCCTTTCTACCTTTACTCCGTTGCGTTCCAAAAAGCTAATGCCATTAGACCCACGATCATATTTATTTTCATACATGACATGCTTAATTCCACAAGTATAAATTAAACGAGCACATGCTTCACAAGGTTCATGTGTCAAAAGCATAGATGTACCAGTAATATCGATTTTTTCCCTTAATACATTGCCCAACGTATTCTGTTCGGCATGGATTTCGTTCGTATTGGCGAACTCATGATGAAGTTCTTTCCATTCCTCTTCTGAATATTCCAGCCATTCCGCGGAAGTCGTCTTCCTTGCATAGAACTTTCCAGCCTCTGTCTTGAAGAGCTCGTTACAATTGGTCTGACCTGCGGGAGTTCCGTTATATCCGCAAGAAAGAATCCTACCGTCTTTCACAATCAAAGCTGCGACCTTGACCCTGGAACATTTGCTAAGATTCTGATATTCTTTCAAAACCGTCTTATAGAGATGCTTATATTTTAATTCCATTACCATTGCTCCGAAATACGTCGAATTTCAGATTTATCAAATAAAACATATCGACTATTATCTTTTTCTCGAGTTCTTTCAACCTCGCCAGTTTGTTTTATTCTCTTTACTATATGAGAACCTTGATACCATTCATTATTTTCAATCTTATTCATCAATAGTTCATATAGGCTTTTCAAACCAGGAAGATATATTATATTATCATTTTTATATTTCAACAATAAAAATATTGAAAAATCCTTATCATACAACGGTGTATGCAAACCACAATCTTTCAAATACGTATATGATAATTTATACTGTGCGTCTTTACCTTGGCCGGTCTTAATATCACCCCAATACTGTTTACCAGTTTTTATATCCGTTATTTTAACATCATGCCCAGTCTTATCTAAATAAGAACCTTTCATTACTTCATTAAAAATATATTCTGGATGTCTTTGCTGTAATATCTGAATAATCTTAGTCTGATCATCCATACCGTTTTGATTCAATTCAATTATTGTACTCATAGATACAAATATAGCATATTCCTGTTAAAGAATATGCTATTTGTAAATTTAGTTGTAATTTTTAAATAGTAGCGTATGCCAAATTTTTAATTTCGTCTAATGTGAATCGTACAAAACGACTCTTTTCATAATAATGACTAACTTCTTCCTTGCCTTCAGCAATCTTATCAAGCAAAGCCTTATGGAATTCTTTTGCCTTTACGATATATCCGACGACATAGGTATCTAATGTGAAAACTAAGTCAATCGAAAAATCACCAGAATATATTTTACTTTTCTCACCCAACCCATTAATATGTGTATAGGTAATAGAATCCGAACTCTTAGAACTCTTGACATCAATATAAGCATCAACATTCTTTACACTATCGTGTATAATAATATCGATTTTATCTTCCATGTCTGTCTTTGAATTTTCTTCAGATTCAGTAACAATATATTTCGGTAGTTTCTTAAAGTATTGTTCAAATCTGCCGAATATTACATGCTGTGCTGTAAATCCTTCCGAACGAAGTTGTGTTTTACTTACCATTAATGTACCTTTTTAACTAAGTTAACATAATCGGTAAACGTATTCATCAGCTCTGCCAATCCTGACATCTGAATGAACTTGAAATACTTCTTAGTATCTGGTTCACCGTATGTTAAATTATTTATTACGTCATTAATCGCAAGTTCGATTTCCTTAGGAATACAGTCAAACGAAATCAACTTCATATTACGTTCATATTCGGGCTGAAGCTTTTCAGTTTCAATCCACTGGTTAACGTCTTCGTTGATAATCTTCAATGCACGCTTCGGACCAATGCCTCGTTTGAGACCAGGAATATTATCGCTGCTGTCGCCAGTAAGAATCTTCACCATCAATTCGACATCAGGATCCAAACCTTCAATAAACGTATGCTTCATCGCATCCCATTGGCGGTAATTTGGATATTTGAATAACTGGTAAAAGTCCCTATCTGAAGATACGTTAATTATATCCCAGTCAGGATGGTTTTTGACAATCGTTGCTATACAATCATCTGCCTCGGCGTGAGGAATCTTGACGAACGGAATATTCTTAAACGAATCCGCAATATCGTTGATAAACTTCTCGAGAACCGGGAAAAACACATCGAAATTGACTACAGATTGTTCACGCTTTGCAGCACGATTAGCCTTGTATTCCGGATATACCTGTTTACGCCAGCTTTCAGAATCCTGCAAACAGATTACTCGCTCTGGTTCAAGTGTCTTGAGAAGCTTCATAAACGAAGCCATGAATGTAAGCTTGAATATGGAAAATTCCTGTTCTTCTGGACCTGGCATCTGTGAGAACAGGCACCTCATAGTTAAATTTGATACGTCGATTAATACTACTTTCATACGATTTCAAATATAGTAAAAAACGCTAATGAAAATTAGCGTTTTATTTTTATTCCAGATTTTCTTCTTCGTCATTCTCAAGCCAGTATCGTTCTTTATACATTTTCCGACTTTCCCTGACCTTTATCTTTCGTTTCTCGTCTTCTTTCATTCTCATGTATTCACGAACATTGACATGACGGTAACAATACTTAAGACACTTACCCATCTTAATCAGAAGCAAATGGCACAAGTGATGTTCTTTCGGAGAAAGCTCAATCTTGTTTTCCTTCTTGTTACTCCCACCTTCGCTTCTGGGTATAATATGATGGTTTTCTATCTGTCCGAATAATATCCTGTTACGAGCCCGATTAATTAACGTCTCATATATCTTTTCGTAATTCAAAATTAGAATCCTTTGTTACCTGGTGCCAAATCAAACTTACTCTTAGCGTCCTTGCTATCCATAATCCTGAACTTTTCTTCTAATCCAAGGTATTTCGGAACACACGGCATCTTAATCCTGAAACTATCCATAACATATTTTCTATTATAGCATCTCAGACCGATAGCTATATTAGAATATATATCATTTAATTGCTTTCCGTTCCACAAAATTCTTACGTCTTCCAAAAACGCATGATATTGTTTCTGCATCTCGTTCAAAATGTATAGCTGTGTATTCATATCGAAATGGTGAAGATTGATTGCCCAGAACGCATTGATAGACATCTCGTCAGGTCCGATACAGTAAATCAACGGAAAATTATCGAAACCCTGTTTCCTTGCAGTCGTCGTATATGCGTCGTATTCAAGCAAGTAGAAATAGCCGTTCTGTATCAGATCGGTTTTTTCACATTCGTTTCTATCAATATGATAATGGTCTGCAATCATTAAATATCTTCAGTATTTTCAAGCATGAGTTCTACGTTTTCGTAATCGAATGTCGCGACGAAATTAACCGGCGACGCAGAACCATACTGCAAGGATAAACTCGACAAGTTGTTGATGATAGCATGTTTGAACTTCATCTTGGAAATAATCTTGTTGTTATTATTGAGCGATACGAGCTCTATGGCGTCAATACAGTCATACCTTAGTAGTTCTTCCCCTTTAAGGTTTGTCTTGCCCACGGGCTCGCCGAAACGCATCCAGTAAATCCATTCGCGGAACAGGTAGTAGTTCATCATGTGTTCATCGAGCTGGAATTCAACATGCATTGTCTGCAAGTCTCTAGCACCAATCGGATTCGGGTGTAGCTGTCTTTCATGCTGATATAAGGACGTAAGCATCGGAATAGAAAAATCCGGCACTGTTACGTTTCTTACGTAGTTATCGAGAATATGAGTATCAAGTTCATAATTAGTCATGTTAACGAGATTTGAAAACCTGATTATAAACTTGTTATTACTAAAATCATTAATTTGAGTAGTTATTCCTGCCATGTTTTATTTATAAAAAAGGTATTTCCGAGTGGAAATACCTTTAAATCTTATTTTTTATCGTTATTAAGGATTCTTTGCACCCTTAATTTCGATTATACCGTTCGAGGCAGCCTTCAAGTCATTGACATACTTTTCAATTCTGTCTTTTGCCTTAGCCTGATACTTGATTATGATAGAGAAATCTTCGCCGAGCTTAACTTCAATTTCGCTCTGGGTCTTTTCTTTAATCACTTCCATAATAGTCTGTATCTTAACAGTAATCAAAGTAAGCAATGCCTTAGAATCGACATCTTCCGGATGTTCAATAACATCTTGGAATGAAATCTTTCCCTTTGGCGTATTAATAACTGCTGCCTTTGGTGCTGCTGCCTTCTTTTCTGTAGCTTTCTTTGCCTTCGGGTCTGCTTCCGGCTTTTTAGGCTTTGCTGCCGATTTTTTAGTTTCAGATTCCTTTGCCGCAATTTCATCGAGATACTGTTTACGTAATTCTCTAGCTTGTTTTGGATCTTTTTCTTTCAATTCAGCCAATTTTGCCTTTTGTTCATCACTCAATTTATCATCTAATGCATTTTCATTAAGATGTAAAGATTCCATCAAGTAGTCATACAGATTCATAGCGAAAGATTCAGCTAATGGAATTGTATCAATAGCAGTAAGAAGATTCGACTTTGCTTGAGTGCTCAATTTCTTGAACTTATCGAAAATAAACTGAATAGCCAATGCACCAGTAGCATTTGCTGCCTTCTGTGCATCTGCATCAGCTGCCTTCTGAGCATCATTTTGGTCTTTAGTAATCCACTTAGAAGCCATTTCGAATAACGAAGTAAACTTTTCACGAATTGCATTAATTTCGTCTTGCTGTTTACTGAAATTATTAGCGAGCTTCTGCATCAAACTCTGATGACCTTCAATTTCGCCTTGTGTAAAGCTACCGCGACGAATCGTAATCTTAGAAGCCGGAACAATACCGTTCAAATAAGTTTCGATATTATCAGTAGAAGTATTGCCTGTGAAAATGAACACAAGATTTGAACCTTCAGAACTTGCAGAAACGAAGTTTTCCTTACCATGGTCAACGAGCGGCTTAAAGACTCTATCCTTTAAGCTTTCAGCCATATAGAATTCGGTATTATTATCGCCATTCAAAATCTTATTCTTAATCCAATCATCATCGACCTTTACAGTAGCAATCTTAACTTCACGCGCAGTCTTTGCTTCAGGATAAATATCACCAATAAGTCCGACAACATGCTCAACAGCAAAACGAGTTCCCATAAGCCAAGAACCAGCGCCGCTAATACCTGTCAAAGTCTTACCGTTAATATCCGCACTTGCAGCCAATACCTTAGGACGATTTACAATCTTTCCTTCATAACGCTTACGTTCAGAAACCTTGACATCTGTTCCGTCCTGATTCAAACCTTCAGCAGCCTGTTCAGCAGTGTCACGGTCCTTAAAGTAAAGGTTGAAACCGTAAGTCTTAACCGGAACAATTCCGAGATAATCATTAAGACCATCTTCATTCAAAGTCTTTAAGAAATCAACAATGTTATTATTAGCAACACTTGCAAGCTTATCAAAGAAATTACCTGCAGTAGCATTACTGTTTTCTTTCTTCAAATCTTCAGCGATTTTAACGATAGAGTCATCAGAAATCTTGTACGGAATAGAGAACACAGTAATGAGATTACCTTTCTTGGCAAATTCAGCATTCTTATCGATACGTTCCTTGACCTTATTATAAATGTTAGCAGTAACATTCATAACGAAATCGCTCTGTTCGATATTTTCAGCAGTCGGGTTATTGAAAATGTTTCCCTTACCTGCTTTATCTCCCATTTCACGGTTCGTATAGGTAGTCTTAACTACTTCCGCAATTTCAGAAAGATAAGCCATATTGGTTGCAGTATCGTTCGTAGCCATGTTACCAATCAACTTAACAAAGCTGTTGGCATAAGCCTTCGGCTGAGCATCGTTGTATTTCTTAAACAGATAAATAACTTCGTTATCGTTTTTTACCTTTGCAATGATACGACCTTTAGCTTTACTATATCTTTCAGCAAGTTTCTTGATATATGTAGAAATAATCGTAGCTGCATTTTTCTTATATGTATCTTTGTCTGCCAGCGGATCTTTTTTCGTATCTGTGCCAGTAGTTGTAGAACCATCGGCAGGAGCAGAACCATCTTCTGGTTTTTTAGTTTCTCCTTCCTTCTTTTCTTCCTTCTTGAAAGTATCGTTATTAAGAAGCGCCTTAGCAATATGATTAATGACTGCAGGATCTGCAAAATTAATTATAACACCGTAAGCTTCACGTTCCTTATCCTTACCTGTAAGACCAAACAAACCTTCGGACAGGATAAATTCAGAAGAATAGCTATTGGCTTTCTTTTTCTCATTAAGATATTCGTTAAATGAATCTACCATAATAATTCCTTGTTCTTTTTATTATTTATAAATAAATTGTATGACGAACTTCAAAGATTACGTTCTTGACCAGATTGAATCCAGCGGCGACGATAGCCTCCTGGACGAGAAGATGTACTGGGAATATGTTACTAGAAACGGAAAACGTCAGAAAAAGTGGCATACCGATAAGAAAAACTACAGAATTCAGATAAACCGCAAGACTGGTCAGCCTAAAGAGGTCTTTATTACTCCTACGGAACGTCTAAAACGTAAAATCGGCCAGCGAAAAGCCGCACTGAAGCGTCGTTCTAAGCAGAAAAACATATCCGCAAGACGTCATAAGTCATTCAATGTCCGTAAGTTGGCCGGTATGAGATACAATACTGGTTCCTCGAGAGAAGATAAAAACAAAAAACACGGAAATTCGGATAACTACAGAGAACGCGATACATTGATGCCTAACATGATGGAAGCATTGTTATTGGAATGGCCTCATGTTGAAATTCTTCCTGATACTTTCTGGGATTTCTATTCTGAAGTAGGAAACGAAGACGGTTCCTGGATTATGCAGCTTGTTACCCTTGTTCGTGAACAGGAAATGCATTCCATGAAGGAAGGGGATCCGAAAGACAATAATAACTCTACTGAATTCGAAAAACCGAAGGATGGAGTTATCAAGGTCTCTCCTGGTGAAATTGAACAGATTTTCTATGCGATTTCGACAGACATGTTCTGTGTCAACGCCATCAGGAAAGCTTATAAACTGTTAAGCTATGAAGACCGACTCGAATTCGATGAAGCCATGGTCGCTGGCGGACAAGGAAACTTTCTTAAAAAGGTAAAATCGGTCGATTATACATAACCGGCTGGTCATAGACAAGGAACTGGTCAATACCAGATTCATCGGTCGATTCTTCCTTAGGACACCAGTTATCGAAATCCCATTTAAAGAAATCTGCACAAACGAAATTATGGTCAATAATTTCGTTTATTTTTTCTGTAATCTTGACCTTATTCGAACGAAGTACATCACGGATTCTGTCTTTACAAACATCAACATTATCCTGCATTAATTCAACACCGAATAATGTCTTTAATGCCGTAATAGGTTCAATACCGGAAGCAATTCGTTTTTCGAGCATACAAATAATCATATTACCAGAACCCATCGTAGGATCTAGATACTGTTCTTCCGGATTTGTCCATAGTTCCTTTGGAAACTGATTTATCATCGATTCAACAAGTTCCCTCGGAGTCCAAACCTCGCCGTTCTTCTTGGCGATTTCCTTACTGACTACATGTTCATTAAATCTATTATCCATAACATTACCTAAATACGCAATAGTAACTGTTTCGTTTTTCACATAAGTTATTTGTTGCATGTATTGTGTCCATGCCGTCTCTAATTTCCATTGCTGTAAAATTTTTAAACTTTTTTACATCAGCCGGAGTCTTTATTGAAAGCAAGTTATTAATCATGTAAAAGAAAAGCTTGTCTTTTATCTTATCCGGCGGACTCATATCGACAGAAGGTAAAAGCCATATTTGATGCTTATTTTTAAGTACATTTATACATTCCTTAATCGATTTCGCCATAGCTGATTTTTCAGGAACTGCATCTGCACCTTTGCTCGGCATATTCAATTCATATCCGGTAAACCTTTTTGATACATATTTACCGTCAATATTAAATTTACCTTCATAACATGCATATCTGGCTCTGATATTAAGCAATACGTCATTATCCGGTTTCTTTACGACGAAATTAATTTCAGAATACGGCTTAATAAAACTATACTCCATATTTTTTTCAAAACTACGACCAAGATCATAGTTAAGAATTTCGATATTATTATCGGCAAACATATCTAAAACAGTCTGCAAATCGCCCTTATTCTTAAGGACTTCGTTCTTTGCTTTCTCTACTGTTTTTATTTTCTTGTTAAAATCTTCGATATGGTTGTCAAAATGCTTGACAACTTCAGTCTTAAGCTTTTCAATTATTTTAGGCTCTGACATACTGATATTCTCCAGCCAGACCTTCTACATCCAGAACAGCGGAAATGTTATTGACATACATCCGATAGCTATTATAAGCTTCCTGAACATATCCCTTCAGGCAAGAAAGGAATTTAACGATATTCGCATTACTGCCCGGATTATGAAGCCTTACCGCATTGATACTGTGAATACTGCCTTCAGTTTGATTGTAGATATTAACATGAATATCGTTATAATGTTCATACATCGTAACGCTAAGCTCGAACTTTATCGAATTGATAAACAGTTCAATAGCAAACTCGCATCGTTCTGAACCCTTATGATATTCTATGAGTTTCATATCTGAAGGAATAACTGCTTCGATTGCTTCTTTGGAAAGGTCACAGGTCATAGCTTTTTCAACTCCCTAATTAATTCATGATTTTCTTTGATTGCCTTGCAGGTCAAACTCACATATTTGTTGTAATCATGTTCTGATTTTATGTTGCTCAAACCGTCCAATGCTAAAAAGAACGTATCAATTACTTCAGACGGGCTTTTTGCAAACAACTGTACAAACGGAGTTTGACAGCATGCACTATTCAACCAATATTGTTCCGGTAATCTCTTCTTATTAGTCGGAGACTTATGCTTTAAAGAGAAATACAATTTACCTTTGTTTGCTTTCGCAGACGATAACTTATAATTCAACGGAATAATGCCACCGCCGTCTTTCTGTACATTAACGGTAAATGCAAGCTCATTAGTATAAGCATTAGCTCTCGGATTATAATAATCGTCTTTGAGTGTTTGAAATCCATTATTATAAGATACAATCTTATAACCATGGTCTGCTAAGAGCTGTTCCATTACGGCAGAATCTTCTCTGAAACGATTATAAACTGCTTGATAACGACTAGTAATGTTACTAATCGCCTTTTCATAGTATTCTCTCGTTTCCTTTATACCGTCATTTATGATTTCATCAATTAATCCCATTAGTTCAACTCCTCAAGCATTTTGATATTCTTGATATTTTCCTTTGCGACATGGCAGGTATAATTGGTAAAATGTTCAGAACTACGCTTCGTTTTCACTTCCTTCAATTCTCTGGCAAGCATAAAGAACGTATCTTTAAGTTCTTGTTCGCTGTGCAGGAATACATGGATTCTGGGTCTGGCATACATTGCATTACGCATCATGCTGTATTCACTTTCTGTCTTAATGTTGACAAGCGTTTCATTTAGTTTAGTTTCAAACGTAAGATACAGCTTTCCATTTTTCTTCTTGTTCTTGCAGATAGCTACAGGAACCTTGAACTTTCCGCCGTCATTAGAAATACAGAAAGCGCATCGATTTGTCTTCAAATCGAATATCGAATAGTCACACGCAGTAAAACCGTATTCTGCGATTAACTTATGAAACTTCGCAATATCTCCGTCCTCGTTAGCACAGTAGTTCTTCATCTTATTGAACTTATCCTGCTTTTCGGCAAGTTCGTTTTGAAGCTGCTTGATTTTTTCCTGAAGCTCTCGCTCGGACTTTTTAATTGCGGCACTGAGTGAATCATTAATTGAACTATACATATTAGCTAATATAATAAAAAGGTTGACTTTCGTCAACCCTTATCTTATTCATTTCGCTTACGTTCGTGTTCTGCAATTCGCCTTGTAAATATTGCCCGGTTCTTATTAATCCAGTTGATAATATCCATAAACGCATTCTTTAGGTCAACCGGATCCAACTCAGTGCCTTTCGGCAAGTCTTCATCTCGAAGGTCCATTGCCCATTTACCAGAATTGAATCTGAATTTTCGCTGGTCGATTTCGTCACGATACTTGTGACACTGTTCGATTGCCCAGTCTGGATAGTGCATTACGGTATTGACGCAATGCATAAGTAATGAATTGTATTTCGGATTATCCATCAGGCTCTCGATTGAACGCGAACCTGTAAACTTATTGATAATGTAGAAACGAACGATTTGGACTACTGGTCTCATGTTTTCACCTCATGTTTTATTTAAACAATTTAATCCTGCCTCAAACGGGCAGGATTCTTTTTTCTTATATAGTATATATAATTTTCAATTTTTGATTTTCGCAAAAAGTCCAGTTATCATGCTAAGAATTTCTACATACCATGGCTTGTCTTCTTTAACAGGAATTGGATTCTTTTTTGCTGTAGTCTTAATCGTAGTTGTAGATTTCTCAACATTCTTTCGAATTTCAGCAAACGTTATATCTTCGGTCTTAACCAGTCCTTCTTTCTCGACCGGTTCCGGCGGAAGCAATGATTCTTCCCACTTTTCCTTAATATACTTTACCTGTGCATACGGTAAATCGAATTTATCTTTTCTGACCTGTGCATGTGTAAATATACCCGTAAATTCCTGTGCACATTTATCGTTTTCGAACATACCTTCGAGCTTATAATTATGCGGAATATCGCATTGTTCGCAAAGCCAGTTAACAAGTTCATAAACTGCTGTTTTCTGAGCTTCGGTCATTCTCGAATAATAATTATAGTTTCTGAAAAGAATATTTTCAACGTGTCTGTCTTCGACACAATAAAGCTGCTTATAGGCGTTATAATATCCGTCAGAATGCCTATTAAGCGGCCCGTAATTGGATATTTCAATTCCTATTGCACTCTTACTCATTACTCCGTTAGTTCCGATACATTTGGCACCGAGATGATAGGACCAGTTCTTTTCCTTATCCAACGGAATAAGATTATAGATATTTCCAAGCCTGTCGACAACATAATGAACTGAGACTTTGTTATCTGGTTTGGTCAAAGTCGCAATATCACCGGTTATGCTGCCGACGGTGAAATGCAAGCAAATCCGAGTTTTCTTCGCCTTGGATGTATAGTAATAGCTCCGGTCTTTCGTCCAGAGCCTATAAATCGAACTTTCGCCGATTTTTGTAGTTTCGGCGATTTCGAAAACTTTACCGTTAGAATCCTTTAGATTCTTCTTGAAAGTCGTTTCTCGTTTTTCTAAGGTATCTATAATCGCAGCATTCATATATTATTTATGTCTGCGGCTTATCATACCAGTAATACCCTACGTGATTTTCGTTCTCGTAATAGTTAAAACAATAGTGAGCTTTCTCAAGAGATACTGCATGGTTCATAATCTGCGTAATAGAAGAAGCAAGTTCTGAACTATTACGCTTATATTCCATGAATACGACATCCAAATCTTTCTGCATACCCGGAATTACTTCCTTGGTAAACAGTTCCTTTTCCTTTTCAGTCATTTCAGGAATATCGATAATACGAATCCTTGGAGTATCTGACATATAATCCAAAGATACTTTTACCATTTATTCTCCCATGTG